TCTCCTTCATTATGTCTTGCTCTAAAAAAAGTGTTTGTTACTGTTTGATTATAATTAGTATTAGTTCCAGTATCTGCTTGAAAAGTTAAAGGTTCACCGTCTGTTGCTGGGTGTATATTAATAAACTTAAATATATACTCCTTATAAGTATCATCTAGCACCACACCACCACTACCATGAACAAAAGATAAAGTACCAGAACTAGAAGCTGTTAGCTTTTTAATAAATGTCATACTACTACCAAAACCAGCAGCCATACTTCCAGCATCAAATATTGTTGAACCATTACTAATTAAACCCATCTATACTCCAATTCCATATAATTTTATAATTCCATTAAAGTTTCCAGAATTACATTCAAATTTTACTTCATCAATGGCTGTTGTTGTATTGAAATAACCACTAAAAAAACTATGGTCTGATTGTGCAGTTATTACATTATTTGTTTCTACTATAAAATGTTTTACAAAAGTAGTGCTACTAGGATTAAAAATTCTTAAAGTTCCTACTAAACAACTATCATTATCATTATCAGTGGAACCATTATTTAAATGTAATAAACCAGTTCCTTGTGCTTCATCGCCAGCAGCACTATACCCAAGACCCGCAGAACTATTATCTTCAGCATGATAAGCTTCAAAAGCTGTACTTGTAACTGTTTCATTAAAACCACTTGCCCCAACAGCATTTGCTTGAAATTGCAAGAACCTACCATTTTCTTCAACATGAATATCAATAAACTTAAATATATACTGATCATAAGTATCATCAAATACAACAGAATCTGTACCATCATGAAACGTTAAATTAGCACTATTTGAAGCAGTTAAGGTTTTAATTAAAATCATTTTACCAGTTGCTACACCACTTCCTAAAGCACCAGCATCTATTATAGTTGTTCCGTTTGATACTACTGCCATTATGAATCCTTTATTCCGTAGAGTTTAATTTTACCAGAATCTATGTTTCCAGAACTCATTTTAAATTGTAATGCGTCAACAGCACTTGTACTGTTTCCATAACCAGCTACCAATGCGTGTCTGTTATAATTTACATTAAGAATGGTACTTGTATCTGCAATATAATGTTTTACAAAAGTTGTAGAACTCGGATTATATATAGTAAAATTTCCACTTACAGATTGATCTGCATCGTTTCCAGTATTATAATTAAACTTTGCAAATCCAGTACCAACCATATCATGTGCTGTTGAATATCCTAATAACGAATCACTATTATCTTCACTATGATAAGCGTCTATAACAGTATGAACTTTAGAAACATTATAATTACTTCCAGTATCTACACTAAAATTAAACATAAATTGAGTATTATCTGTAGCTGGGTGAATATTAATAAACTCAAACTTATAAATAGGATATGTGCTATCCAACACTACATCTGCTGTACCATGTACGAATGACAATGTTCCAGAACTACTAGCAGTTAAAGTTTTAATATGAACCATTGAGCCTAGATTAACTGAAAATGCTCCAGCATCTGCAATCGTTACTGCATTAGAAATAATTGCCATGTTTAAACCTCCGTCAGATTAAACTTATATTTCTTTCCTGATTTGTTATTAAGGATATAAAGTTCTTCTGAACCTTCTTGAATAGTCCAATTTCCAGTTGTGCCATCAACAATATTACCTTCGGCTTTACTTTCATTAGATAAATGTAAATCTCCAGTATAAATGTTAGCCCATTGGTGAGATGCACTTCCTAAATTGTAAGTATCATCAGCACTTGGTAATGCGTGTTCTCCAATAGAACCAAAGTCTGCTGCTGGTGCTGCTGCCCAAGTCATTCCACCAGTATTACCAGATTGTGCTGTAAGCATATATCCGTTTTGTGGTGCGTTAGATATTTGAAGTTTAGCTTCATTCACAACTTGATTTGCTAAATGTTCTTGATCAATACTTCCATCAACATAGTTATCTGAATCAACCGAGTTTGCACCAAGAGTAATTGTTGAATCTGCCCAATCAATAGTATTAGCTGTAAAATTAATAGTTCCTAAAAGAATATCAGCAGCACCATCATACATTTTTAAAAGTTGAGCAGTTGCAGCACCTGATGTGTCTAACCAGATAGTTCCAGCGACAGCACTACTAGGTCTTGAAGAACCTGAATTAGATGAATTAACAGCAGATAAAACATTGTTTATATCTGTTCTAACTGTGGGAAATGATGCGTTTGCTATGTTATAATCGTGTTGTGCCATAATGTTTTCTTATATCCCTTTTTAGAACCCCTTGCAAATGAAATCAAATGTTTTAGATACTGCTGAACCACTTGCATTTTTAAAAGTTACGTTAAATCCATTAATAGTTTTTGATTCTACTAAAAAGAAATCTCCAGTTGCCATTCCTTGTCCTGTAATTCCTAGTGCATAATTAGCAGTTTTATAAGGGTTTGTAAATGTAACAGTTTTAGTTCCAGCACCAGATGATATGTCGTTTCCACTAAATATTCTATCTTCCATATCTATTGTAACTGATACTGCTGATACCACAGGAGTTGAAGCTAAATCGCTTGAAGTTAAAACAACTCTAAATTTAAAGTATCTAGCAGTATAGTTACCAATTACAAAGTTTTGAAAAGATGTATATGTAGAGTTATCATCACTTGTTGCGATCTCAATATGTGCATTAGAATTAGCTGGTGTATCTCCATCAAAACTAGAATTTTGAGAATCAAATAATCCTGTTCTATTATCAAATAAATCGTCTGGGTCATCTGAAGTTTGTGTTAAACTAGCTGTAAGTCTGCAAGTATGTTTAGAACCTATATCAACTACATCTGCAAATAAGTAATTACCACTTGCAAAGAAGTCTGCATTAGCTACACCTGAATCAAAAAATCTAGTTGTTTCTGCATCAAAGTTTCCACTAGCTGAATCAAATAATTCTGAAGAATCTAATCTTAAAGTGTCATCTACTATTGCTGTATTTGTTAATGTTCCATCAAAATCTGGGTGTTCAGATACAGAAGTTATTGCGTTAAAGTTTTGAATCCCTGTAACATTAGAAATAATAGCTGTTGCATTAGAACTAAAGTTTCCAAGTTTATCTACTGCTTTAATTAAATAAGTTCCAACCCTTGCTGGTACATTAATTGATGTTGCTGGTCTTGATACTTTTTCAACTAAAGATACAGAGTTTGCCCAATCTCCTGTTCCATCTGTTACAAGAGAATATCTAATTTGATAATAAGCTAAATCTAAATCTGGTATTTGTGTCCATGATAAATGTGCTTCTTGTCCTAAAATATTACAAGAAAAATCTTCAACATCTTGTGGTGGTTCAATAGCACCTACAATAGTTCTAGTTGCTGTTACATAAGTTGATGATACACCTAAAGTATTTACAGCTTTAACTCTTACATTATAAATCTTTTGGTCAATTACATTTAAGACTCTATGATTTAATCCTGAACCTTGTGCATAGATAATATAATCTGAATCTGTGCTTAACTTGTATTCCACTTGGTAGTAATCAACAAAGCTATCGGTACTTGCACCAACAGTTACATTTAAAGCTACAATTACAGTTCCATCATTATATTCAATTAATTCATCATCTAATGTAACACTTGCTGGTGGTTGAATAACAAATGGATTAGGTAAGTTTGTACTAGGTGTTGATGCTACTTGTGTTTTAGTAGCCCATGTATAATGAGAGTCTTGGTGTTCCATTAAATCTAAACCTAATGTAAAATCAGCATTAAAATTAATTCCTAATACTCTAAATTGTTTGTTTGAAAATCCCAAGCTAGAATGTGTTACTCCTAAAATATCTCCTATGGCCACATCATAAGCACTAAAGCTAACATTGATTGTTAGACCTAATGCTTCTCTTGATCTTCTTAATATAACTTCTGCTAGTTCTAATGCTTGATATGGACTTGTTATATTTTTTAAATCAAATCTTCCTTCAAGTAAGAATCCACCATCAACTGTTTTCATAGCTGCGTGTTTGTCTGCTGCTGAATATCCACTATCATCTATTTCAGGAAATTGAACTTCATCTACTTGATAGTTTCTATCAGGATTAACATAAGAACAAATAACTCTATTATATTTTGAGTTTTTAGTTGGACTTGCTAAAGTATAACCACCAATAATATCATCTTCTGTAACTGTAATTGATGATGACCCTGTTGTTTCAACAATTAATTTATATTTTCCACCGACATAAGGAAGATAACCTCTACAACCTTTTAAAAATTCTCTAACATTATCTATAACTGGACTTGATGTATCAATAATTGCGTTACAATCCATAACATCTATTGTAGTTGAACCATAAGCTGTAACATCTGTATCGCAGATTCCTGACGCAGTATAAAAACTTGGTATATCAATATTAGCTATTGCTAAACCTTTTCCATATCTTTCGTTAGTTAAGTAATCTAATAAACACCATGCTGGGTTATTTGAAAATGCAGCAGTTTGAGCAACAGAACTTGAATTGTAAGCTACTACTTTTTTACCTTGTACTACTGATTGTACTTTTGGGATTCCTGTAAATGCGTCTTGATTCCACTTAAATTTTAAAGCTAAATAAGAAAGACCAGATAGTTTATGTAAACTTCCCCAAGAAGATAATGTTGATAATAAACTTGATGCTGATTGACCATCAGTTCCATAATGTGGTTCTACTGTAATATAACTTGCAGAGTCTTTATAAAAATTAGCATCATTACTTGCTACTGTTCTTTGAGTGTTATCTGCTAGATCGCCTGACCATGTAACTACTTTATCATCTATTCTTATTTCTGTTATATCGTTTATCTCTCCTTCAGATAAAATAATAGCCATATATAAAAATTCATTATCAGTACCAGAGGTTTCAAGAAATACTCTAGTTCCACCAATCATTCTTTCTCCATAGATTACAGGAATGTTTGCGTCATTAGATTGTTTGTTTAATAAGATTCCTTTTTCATAATTATCAAAGTCATTAGTTCCAAAGTCTGGTTGTTCAGGAACTTTAGGTCGCATTACCCAAGCTATTGCAACACTAACAACTAATGAAACAATAGGATTAGATATAAATGCTCTTGTTACAATACTAACTGCTGATTTAAAAAAATTTCCAAAACCCATTATGCTTTACCCCATTTAATATCTTGTACTGTTTCAGAACTAAAATCCATTCCTACATCTGCACTAAAGAATCTTTGTTGTGATGTGTTGTTTGTTTTACGACCATTCTTTTTATCAAAGTCTGCCCAATGAGATAC